GATGAATAGGCGAGTCCCGCTAACCGTCACATAGGTGGGAGCCTATGTGCATTTTGACCCGGAGGCACTTACCAACCACACTCCACCACAGTGAATTTGGTAGTCTTCTGCAGAGATGCTAGCACAGCACCAGACTGTTGAGCGACATCATCATCACAGACATTTGGTAGAGACCGTCCGAGCATGGTGCGGGCGTGTCCTCTCAAACGGGACTCACATTCAGCAGGCTCCATACCTGTAGCACACGCAAAAGCGGACTTCGACCACCCACGCCACGCTTCCATGAACAGATTTCTGTAGTGCGACGCCTTCTTACCGCTCCCAATTACCGGATGACCCACGTGGTGGTATGACTCGCGAGCATATTGCCCTGTAATCCCGACTCCACCAATGAGTGGCGAAAAGGCAAAGTGTGATGTCCAAAACGAGTATACGCCGTCAGCTGGATCAGCGTTTGCGAGCGTCACAGGCCCAGCATCGCGTTGAGCGAGGGTAGCAACCATCGGAGAAAACTTAACTGCCTTTCCAGACGCAGCAACATCGTATATGGTGGTGGTCGTTTGCATTTGACCAAAGACGGAACGTGAATGCACAGATGGAGAAACAAGACAGTTGGGGAGGGTCAGACTACGTGAGGACGCATCAATCATTTTCCAGCATGCTGAGGCGATATCCCGGCGAGAGTCATCAGAGCGTCGCTCAAGTGGATAGGTCCAAAAGTCCGGGTCCACTGCCTTGTCACTTCTGATAGACTCGGTGCGCGTTACGATGTCAAGGGGCGTAACTTCATCATTCTCAGGCTCATCAACCATACGTTGGCTGATCTCATCATAGTGTTCGGCGATAGACTCCAAAGCGACGGCATACTGATCCAGCAAATGCTCAGTCGTTCTGCCGATCCTTACGTATCGCAGTAGCGGGGTATCAGTCCTAAACTGTTGCTGATGACATTTGTGATGAGGGAAGTAATTCCCGTCGGATGGCAGAGTTCCGTAGTAAAGTACACCGCAGCACTGAGAACAACAGTACGCGTTACCGACTCTAATGACATCAGGGACATGAAAGGTCACAGTGTCCCAGGCTGTTTGTGCATTCCAACAAGCAGGAGTCTGTAAGTAACTGGATGTTATTCCTTCAACGAACGAGTGAAAGTTTGGCACACGTACCTCCATTGCGGCTTGCACGCTAAGGACTCAAAAAGC